ATCGGGGGTCGCGTTGTCTACCGGCTCGAGGACGTGCTGGCCTATGAGCAGGCCCGCCAGCGGCGCAGCACCGCAGATCGGGGCGCGGCATGATGGCCCGGCACTCCACCATCCGCGCCACCGGCGTCGTGTCGATCTTCGGCGCGGGAGGACCGGCGCTCGACGAGGTCGGGCTTTCGGCCTGGATCGCGCAGGCCGCACCCGGCGAGACGCTTGTCTACCATCGCGGATTTCTCGCGGTCGACGCGACCTCAGTCATCTCGAAGCTGCCTGCTGAACAGCAGCGCACCCTGCGCCTGGTGGCCTCGGCCGCGCTGCGCGCCGCCGAGCAGGGCCTTGTCCACCTCGTGCAGGCCCGGATCGGCCCCGACCAGTTCGCCTACATCGCCGTCGCCCGGGCCAAGCCGCGCCAGGCCGGTCCCTCCCTTTCGGTGCGCCTCCTCGAGGCCGCCTGACCCCATTCCCCCAAATGGAGACCCCCATGACGTTCCCGCAGAACACCCCCAGCATCGATCAGCTGATCAACCTGCCCGCTGGCGAGATCGCCCAGCTTCCCGTCGAGCTCCTGGCTGCCCTGCAGCGCGAGATCGATGCCGCCGCCAAGCAGATGAAGGCCGTCACCGCGCGGTTTTCCACGGCACTCGAAGTCCGCTACGCCGCCCGCGCCGCCGAGGCGCGCCGCGCCTGCGGCAAGGACACCGGCACCGTGCGCCTTGTCGATGGCGATTTCACCGTGGTCGCCGATCTGCCGAAACGTGTCGAATGGGATCAGGCCAAGCTCGCGACGATGGTCGAGCGTATCCGCGCTGCGGGCGAGGATCCGGCCGAATATGTCGAGATCAGTTTCAAGGTGCCCGAGCGCGCCTACTCCGCCTGGCCCGAGGCGATCCGCCAGGGCTTCGAGCCCGCCCGCACCGTCAAGACCGGCACGCTGAAGATCGACCTCCTCCCGCAGGAGGATCGCGCGTGAGCCTGCCCATCATCACCGCCGACCAGCGGCTGGCCGAGCCGCGTGGCATCAAGGGCTGCATCTTCGGCAAGTCGGGCATCGGCAAGACCAGCCTGCTCTGGACGCTCGATCCCACCCGCACGCTGTTCATCGACCTCGAGGCGGGCGATCTGGCTATCGAGGGCTGGCCGGGTGACAGCATCCGGCCGCGCACATGGGCGGAATGCCGGGACTTCGCGGTGTTCATCGGCGGGCCGAACCCGGCCCTGCGCGACGAACAGCCCTACAGCCCTGCACATCATGTCGCCGTCTGCCAGAAGTTCGGCGATCCCGCCGCGCTCGGCCGCTACGACACGATCTTCGTCGACTCGATCACCGTGGCGGGGCGGCTCTGCTTCCAATGGTGCAAGGGCCAGCCGGAAGCGGTGTCGGAGAAGACCGGCAAACCTGACGTCCGCGGCGCCTACGGGCTGCACGGGCGCGAGATGATCGCATGGCTGACCCACCTCCAGCACACCCGGGGTCGCAATGTCTGGTTCGTGGGGATCCTCGACGAGAAGTTCGATGACTTCAACCGGCGCATCTTCCAGCCACAGATCGACGGATCGAAGACCGGGCTCGAGCTGCCGGGGATCGTCGACGAGGTGATCACCATGGCTGAGCTGAAGGCCGACGGTGGCGATCCCTACCGCGCCTTCGTCTGCCACACCATCAACCCCTGGGGCTTCCCGGCCAAGGACCGTTCCGGTCGCCTTGGCCCGGTGGAAGAGCCGCATCTCGGCCGCCTGATGGACAAGATCCGCGCCCCCGGCACGCCCGCGCCCCGTCGCCTGACCTTCACGCCGCCCGCTGAAGGCGCGGCCGATCACCCCCATCCGCAATCCTGATCCGCAAAGGAGACACCCCATGGGTTCCTGGAACGACTTTAACGACGCCCAGTCCAACACCAACCTCATCCCCAAGGGCACTCTGGCCAAGGTGCGGCTGACGATCCGCCCCGGCGGTTTCGACGACCCGTCGCAGGGCTGGACCGGGGGCTATGCCACCCGCGGCTCGACCGGCGCCGTGTATCTCAATGGCGAGTTCACCGTCACCGAGGGGCAGTATGCCCGGCGCAAGATCTTCACCCTGATCGGGCTCTACAGCTCGAAGGGTCCGGATTGGGCCAACATGGGCCGCAGCATGATCCGCGGAATGCTGAACTCGGCGCGCGGGATTTCCGACAAGGACCAGTCGCCGCAGGCGCAGTCTGCGCGCCGGATCAACGGGCTTGGGGATCTGGACGGGATCGAGTTCCTCGCCCGGATCGATGTGGGCACCGATGCGAGCGGCGACGACAAGAACGAAATCCGCAGCGCGGTGACGCCGGACCATCGGGATTACGCCCAGCACATGGGGTTGTCCGCGCAGCCCGTATACCACCCGCCCGCGCAACCCGCGCTGCAGCAGCCGGTCCAGGCGCAGCCCGCGTCGCCGGTGCCAGGTCGTCCCTCCTGGGCGCAGTGAGGGCCTGATCCATGCGCCTTCGCCCCCGCCAAAGCCTCTTCGTGGAGCGCAGCCTCGCTGCGCTCTGCGATCACGGCAACACCCTCAGCATCGCCTCGACGGGCTTCGGCAAGACCATCGCCCTGTCGGCGGTCGTCGCCAAATCCATTGAGGCCAGCGATGCCAAGGCCTGCATCCTCGCGCATCGCGACGAGTTGACCGCACAGAACCGGGCGAAGTTCGGCCGGGTCGCGCCTGACATCACCACCTCCGTCGTCGATGCCGAGGCCAAGAGCTGGGCCGGGCGCGCGACCTTCGCCATGGTGCCGACCCTCTCGCGACCCGCCAATCTTGCGGCGATGCCCGCGCTGGACCTTCTGGTCATCGACGAGGCGCATCACGCAGTGGCCGACAGCTATCGCCGGATCATCGACCATGTCCGGGGTGCCAATCCGGCCTGCCGGATCTTCGGCGTTACCGCCACGCCCAACCGGGGCGACCGCAAGGGGCTGCGCGAGATTTTCGACAATGTCGGCGACCAGGTCCGGCTCGGCGAGCTGATCGCCTCTGGTCACCTAGTTCTGCCCCGCACCTACGTCATAGACGTCGGCGTCCAGGAACAGCTGCGCGCCGTGCGCAAGACGGCCGCCGACTATGACATGTCCGAGGTCGCGCAGATCATGAACCGCGCGCCGGTGACGGACGAGGTCGTCCGGCATTGGCAGGAAAAGGCGAGCGAGCGGCCCACTGTGGTCTTCTGTTCCACGGTCGCCCATGCCGAAAACGTCGCCGCCGCCTTCAATGGCGCGAGTGTTTCGGCGGCCGTCATCCATGGCGATCTCGATGTCGGCACGCGCCGCCGTATCCTCGCCGCCTATGCCTCGGGCGAGATCCGCGTCATCGTCAACGTGGCCGTGCTGACCGAGGGCTGGGACCATCCGCCCACCTCCTGCGTCGTGCTGCTGCGGCCGAGTTCCTACAAGTCCACCATGATCCAGATGGTCGGACGGGGCCTGCGCACGGTGGATCCCGAGGAATACCCCGGCGTCGTCAAGACTGACTGCATCGTGCTGGATTTCGGGACATCGAGCCTGATCCACGGCACGCTGGAACAGGATGTCGATCTCGACGGCAAGACCGAGACCGGCGAGGCGCCGACAAAGACATGCCCAGCCTGCGAGGCGGAAATCCCGCTTGCCGCCATGGAATGCCCGCTCTGCGGGGAGGTGTTCACCAGCGACGTCGATGACTGTGGTGAAGACCGGGCTGCCGCATCGCTCTCAGGCTTCATCATGTCCGAGATCGACCTCCTGAAACGGTCAAGCTTCGCCTGGGTCGACCTCTTCGGCGATGACGCCGCGCTGATGGCCAACGGCTTCAATGCCTGGGGCGGGATCTTCTTCCTCGACGGTCGCTGGCACGCGGTGGGCGGCGCAAAGGGGCGTGCGCCCCGGCTGCTGGGCGTGGGAGAGCGGACGGTCTGCCTCGCGCAGGCTGATGACTGGCTGAACGAATACGAGACCGACGAGAGCGCCTTCAAATCGAAGGGCTGGCTGAAGCAGGCTGCGACGGAAAAGCAGCTGCAATATCTGCCGCCCGAGTTCCGGCGGGACTATGGCCTGACCCGCTATCGCGCCTCGGCGCTGATGACTTTCGGCTTCAACAAGCGCGAAATCCGCCAGCTCGTCGGCCACGCCAGCCCGAACATCGGGAGGGCCGCGTGAACCATGCCGCGCACATCGCACCCCCGACTGAACCGGCGCGCCACTGGCATCCACGCTTCGTGCCCTGCGCCGTTTGCCTGCGCCCCGCGCAAGGCTTCGGCTTCTTCAACCCCGCCAAACCACGCCCCCGCAACCATCGCTGGTTCTGCTCGATGCCTTGCCAGGGATGGTTCGCGGCCTGCCATCGAAAGGGACTGACCATGCAGGGAATCACTGAGGAAGAACGTCTCGCCATCGCGCTGGTTATGAAACGGCTGGGCCAGACCATGGATGCGATCGGTTGGCAGAAACGCCTCTGCGACCTGTCCGAGACCGACGTGACCGCGCTGATCGAGGAGGTGCTGGAAGGTTACGGCGCCGAGATGTCGCGTATCGCCGCAACGGCGGAGGTGCCGTTTTGACCAAGGTCTGTTCAAAGTGCGGCTTCGCGCGCAACGCATGCGAGTTCGGCCTTCGCCGCCGCAGCCCTGATGGCCTGCAAAGCTGGTGTCGCGACTGCCGTCGGGAATACCAACGCGCCTACGCACAGAATTTCAGGGATCCTGAAAAACACCGGGAGGCGCAGCGCCGCTATCGGGCGCGCCACACCGAGAAAGATCGCGCCCACCGCATCGTCGGGCGTGCCGTCAAGTCATGCCGGATCATCGTGCCGATCTGGTGCCAGCGCTGCCACTGCGTGACCGATCTCGAAGCACATCATCACGACTATTCCAAGCCGCTTGCGGTCGAATGGCTCTGCTCGACCTGCCACGGGCTGGCTCACCGCAGCTATGGGGAGGGTTCGCATGCTGGACTATAACCGCCGCCAAGGAATCGCCGAACGTGTCAACGCCGCCATCGATGCCGCGCTGATCGCCGAGCGCGAGGTCACGCCTTCCCGAACCTATCTCGGCGCATCCCGGCTGGGTCATGCTTGCGAGCGGGCCCTGCAGTTCGAATTCGCGGGCGCGCCCAAGGATGAAGGCGCGGATTTCGGCGGCCAGACGCTGCGGATCTTCGAGATTGGCCACCAACTCGAGGATCTGGCCATCCGCTGGCTGCGGGCGGCAGGGCTCGACCTCTACACCCGAAAGGGCAACCGGCCGGATGGCGAGCAGTTTGGCTTTTCCGTCGCGGGCGGCCGCATTCGGGGCCATGTCGACGGGATCATCGCGACGGCACCTGCGCCGCTTGGCATCGGCGTTCCCGCGCTCTGGGAATGCAAGACCATGAACGCCAAGAACTGGCGGGCCTGCGTCAAGGACGGGGTCGCTGTCGCCAAGCCGGTCTATGCCGCGCAGATCGCGCTCTACCAGGCCTACATGGAAGGGACAGTCCCCGGCATCTCGGCCAATCCGGCGCTGTTCACGGCGATCAACAAGGACACGGCCGAACTGCACCACGAACTGGTGCCCTTCGACGCAGGGCTCGCGCAGCGCATGTCGGACCGGGGCGTCCGGATCCTGCAGGCGACCGATGCGGGCGAGCTGTTGCCCCGTATCGCCACCAATCGCGACTTCTTCGAATGCCGGTTCTGCCCATGGGCCGCGCGCTGCTGGGGGATGCCCGGATGAGCGACGCGCCCGTCGAGCCGCCCGATCCACCCCAGACACTTGAGGATGCGCCCATGACCGCCGATCACGAAGACCGCTCCGCCCCGCCCGACGCATCGCCGGGCAATCTGGTCCATTTCAACCCCTGGCGCGATTTCAACGACGCCGCCCCGATGGCAGATGTCTTCGGCGACGAGCCGGACCCCGAGCAGATCACCCAGTTCATGGAGGTGGTGTTCGGCTACTGCGACGGACTGATCCCGGTGCGCAGTTTCATCGACAAGGGGCAGGGCATCGACGGCCGCCCGCACAACATCTGGATCGAGGCCGAGGCGGGTGTTGCCGGGAAGATGGCCACCTTCGCCACATGGGCGTCGCGTGAAGGGGCCGCAGTCTATGTCATTCCCGGCACGGTCGCCGCAGTCGGCCAGGCCAAGGCGGCGGAAATCCTGCAGATGCAGGCCGTGGTCGTGGACATCGACAGCGGCGACATCGCCGCCAAACGCGCCCATCTCGAACGCCACCTCGGGCCGCCCACCATGGTCGTGGAAAGCGGCGGTGTCACGGCCGAGGGGCAGCGCAAGGCCCATGTCTGGTGGAAACTCACCGAGCCCGCCGAGGGCAGCGACATCGCCCGCGTCACGCGACTGCGCGGCGACATTGCCGCCAAGGTCGGCGGCGACATGCATTTCCGCTCGGCCCACCAGCCGATCCGGGTGGCTGGGTCTGTCTATTACAAGAACAACCTCAAGACACAGGTCCGGATCGTCGAACTTAACGCGGGCCTTGAGCGGGATCTGGGAGAGTTCATCGAGGCCGTGGCCGACATGCCTCCTGCACCCGGTATCAGTCTGGCCCCGGATTTCGCCACGCCGGACAAGCCCCGCCTCGACGACGTGCTGGTTACCCCGGTGCGCGAGGGCGGCCAGGACGACTGGTCCCGCTTCGAAGGGGCATCGGCCGCGATCGGGCATTTCATCCGCTTGGTTCACGAAGGCCGGATGTCGAAGGACGAGGGCTGGCAGGCGATCTGCGGCTACAACGCCGCCATGTTGCGGCCCTCCTGGCCGATCGAGCGCCTTCAGCGCGAATCCGAGCGGCTCTGGGATCTGCATGTGCAGAAGAACGGGCCGCCGCTGGTCCGCCTCGATAGCGCAGCCCCTGCGCCCAGTGAAATGCCCACCTTCACGCTTGGCGCGCTGCTGGATGATACCAGCCCGATGCCCGAGGACATCATCGCGCCGCGCGTGTTGACGCCGGGTGGCCTTCTGGTGTTGGGCGGTGCGCCGAAGGTCGGCAAGAGCGATCTGACGATCAGCTGGCTCGTTCACATGGCCGCCGGTCGGCCCTTCCTTGGCTTCACCCCGCCACGCCCGCTGCGGGTGTTCTATCTGCAGGCCGAGATCCAGTATCACTACCTGCGCGAGCGGTTGGGCCAGATCGCGCTGCCCGCCAGGGTTCTGGCCGCCGCGCGCGAGACCTTCGTGGCGACACCGAAGCTGAAGCTGCTGCTCGATGCCGAGGGCAGCATACGCGTGGCGCGCGCCATCCAGGCGGCCTTTCCGGATGCGGGCCCGGACATCATCTGCATCGACCCGATCCGCAACCTCTTCGACGGCGGTCCCGATGGTGGCGGCGAAAACGACAACACCGCCATGATGTTCTTCCTCAAGGACCGGGTCGAGGTGCTGCGGGATTACATCAACCCGGCCTGCGGGGTGATCCTGGTTCATCACACGCGCAAATTGTCGAAGCAGCAGCTGAAGGATGATCCGTTCCTCGCCCTGTCGGGGGCCAGCGCGCTCAGGGGTTTTTATACCTCGGGCCTGATCCTGCACCGGCCGGATGAGGACGCACCGGAGCGCAAACTCGAGATCGAGCTCAGGAATGGCCCGGCGCTGCCCTCGAAGCTGATCGACAAGGTTGGCGGCCAGTGGGTCGAGATCAACCCGATGAACGAGCGCCTGGTGCGCGCCGAGGTGGGCGCGAAATACGACGCCGAGCGTGCGCGAAAACAGGAGGTGATCCTGTCCATCCTGCTCGAGGAGGCGGCCGAGGGGCGTCTCTATACCGCCAACCAGTTTGCCGAGGTCTTCGAGAACAAGGGCGGTCTGGGCGGCAAGGACGCCATCCGCGACCGGATCGCCGTGCAGGCCACCAAGGGCGCCGTCAAGTTTGTCCGCAACGCGGCACCCTATGGCCTTGGGCCCTCACGCTCGCGCTTCGGCTACCTCTGCGTCGAGGGAATGGTCATGCCCACGGGCGGCGAGGAGGTCGATCCGCAGACCGGCGAAGTCACGCCCGTCCGCGTTGCGGTGCTGCCGACTCATTACAAGTCGCCCCAGACCGGCGCGCTTCTCGAGGTCGAAAACCCGCATGTCTGGGTCTATCCGGAGGGCGAACGGCCATGATCACTCCCGACAACTGCTTTGCGCAGCAATGCGCAGGGACCAGTTTGAACCAGATTGGCCACGCTGCCGAAACTGCCTCGCCATCCTCACGCAGGACCACGCAGGGTCCAGTTGTGACCAGTTTCGGCCCGCTTCCGAAACTGCCCCTGCAGGATTGCGCGGATGCCGCAAAGGCTACGCGGCACCCAGTTTCGGCAGGTTCAGCCGAAACCTACCTCGCGAAACTGGAATTCCCTAATCCTGTCAGTGACTTGATCGGTGTTCCAAGTTTCGGGGGTGAAACCACCCCCTACGGGGGTGGGGGAGAACGCCGCAGGCGGGTTCTCCCTCGCCCACCCCCAGGGGTTTCGCGCGCGTGGCCTGTCGAGTGCCCGATCACCCGATCCGACAAGGGCAGCCCAGACCTTCCGCAACATTCACCCGACATCGCCTTCCACCGAGCAGCCAACCAGAAGAGGAGACCCCCCATGGCTGACCTGACACCCGCCACCCGACCCCATGTGGCCATCCCCGATCTGACGCAATCGATCCGGTCTGGTCACACCCTGCTGGCCCTTGATCTCGGCACCACGACGGGATGGGCGCTGCACGGCCTTGATGGGCTGATCACCAGCGGCACCGTGTCCTTCCGTCCTGGCCGCTTCGACGGCGGTGGCATGCGCTATCTGCGGTTCACCAACTGGCTGGGCGAGCTGGATCGTCTGTCCGGGCCCATCGCTTCCATCTGGTTCGAAGAGGTCCGTCGCCACGCCGCAACCGATGCCGCCCATGTCTATGGCGGGCTGATGGCCACGCTGACCGCATGGGCCGAACTGCGGGGCGTGCCCTACGAGGGTGTCCCGGTCGGCACGATCAAGCGCCACGCCACCGGCAAGGGCAACGCCGACAAGGCAGCGATGATCGCTGCCGCCCGGGCCCGTGGGTTCAGCCCGGCAGATGACAACGAGGCTGATGCCATCGCGATCCTGTTCTGGGCGCTCGAGACCAAGGGGGGGGTGCAATGAAGGGCATGCGTTTTGCGCCGAAAGGCTATGGCGGCCGTCGCCGCAACCCCGATGAGGTCAAGCGTGATGGCTGGCGCGAGCAGGGGGTGCTGGCCGTCGCCCTCGACGATCACCGCCTGACCTGGCCCGAGCGGGAACTGGTGCGCCAGCTGGGCGAAAAACTCTATGGCCCGGCCACCAGCGGGCGGGAGGTCCAGCGATGACCCTCTGGACCCCCGCGCTGGTCGAGGAAAGGCTGGCCGAAGCCGCTTTCGTGCTGAAGCGTCTGCCCGAGCCCCGCAGGCAGGGCTACTTCAGCACCTGGCCTGCGGTCTTGCACAGCTTTGGCGACAAAGTCGGGCAGGAACCCAAACCGATGCGCGTGCTGCCCTCGCCGCAGGCGATCAGCCGGATGGAGGAAACCCTGACCTGGACTGCCTGCCTTGAGCCGGTGGACGGTCGCATCGTCTGGATGAAAGCTCATGGCGAGCGGTGGAAGGAGATCTGCTGGTCCGCAGGGTTGCACAGGTCGGCTGCGCATCAGCACTGGCAATTCGGCCTCGCCGTGATCGCCCTCACCCTCAACAAGCGGCGGTTCAACCGCAACCTGTCGAAGCAGCGGGTGATCGAACTGGCCAGTGGCGCGTAACCCCGCGCGCCAGATAGAAAATTGTCCGCCGGACAGTTTTCGAAGGGACAGAAAGCCCTCTCCCGGGCTAGAAAGTTGATATGCTCGGGAGAGGAGCGCGCGGGGCAGGGGGCCACTGGCTTCCGGTATCCAGCGAGAGTCCGGTCGGGGTCCAGCTCCGGCGAGTTGGCGGTTCCTTCCGGGCGATATTCGTATGCTGGCGGGCGAAGCGCGGCACATCGCTAGCGACAGGGCCGGATTTTTGGGAAGCCACCCCCTCGGGAAGCCACCCGAAAACGGCTGAGATAGCACTATAAAACAGGCACTTGGCTGGTGGACTCCGCGGTGGATACCGCCGGACTCCTGCAACCGGTGAAATCCGGCGTGGATTCCTCATCCGGGGACCAGCCCGGAAGCCTGCCCATCCTTCAACAGGACACCCCATATGACCCTCAGCTTCGCCCCGGAGCGCATCGAGCAATGGCCGCTCGCGCGCTTGCAGCCATATGCCCGCAATGCGAAGGCGCATGGCGCAGATCAGGTCGCGAAGATCGCCGCCAGCATGGCCGAGTTTGGCTGGACCGTTCCTTGCCTCGTCGGCGAGGATGGGGAGCTGATCGCGGGCCACGGCCGGGTGCTGGCAGCGACGCAGCTGGG